ATCACCCCTGTCTAGGCCGAGATCCCCGCACAGAGAGACAAAATAGTCTCCTGCCGTGATCCGCCCGGACAGAAGGTCGATGCCAATTTCACATAGCCAGGATTGGTGCTCCACCACGTCCCTCCTTTTGGAGGACATGGATGGGTACACACGTTCCTGGAGGCTTCGCACCGCCTTAGGGATCCCGGAGATGGGGTAATACTCCTTCTGCCTTTCCCCGCGGATAGCCGATACAACTAGTGGAATACTCCACGGTTGACCGGATACAGCGGAGATCGGGAAAGGAGTCACCTCCTCTCCTTGGACAACCACTCTCTTAGCGAACTCGCACATCCTTCGTGAGACGTACGTTTTCGAGGGAGAGTACTCGACACCAAGGAGCGCCAGAATCCTCAGGTAACTTTCCCCAACATTTGGGTCCCCAATGAGGATATCATCCCCAAGGAGGACATAGCGGCAACGGAGCCAGTTAGTCCGGGACCACTTACACGCACAGAACACCACAAAATGGTGTGCTAGCGCGAAGGTGGCCCAAGATGACAGGGCCCCCATGGGATTTCCCATGGAATAACGGACTTCCTTCCCTTTAACAAGGAAGGGGTATCCGACCATGAGATCCTCCCACGCTGCCACAAATTTGGAGGAGAAGTTTCCCCGAAGGACCATGGAGATCAGGAGAATAGGAAATCTATCCGTTGCCTTTGAAAGGTCAACCGAATAGAGCTCTAGCTCTGGATCCTCACGGATTCAGTTCTGAACTTTCTCAAGGAATTCCCCCTGGCTAAAGGTCATGTCTTGCGGGATACACTTAAGGATCCCAAAGATCAGGTCATGGAGCGGCTTGAGGGCCGTCTGCGACCAGTAGTCGAGAATCGCGATGACTCGCGTTTTCCCTTCACGATCTTGGATCCCAGTGATCTTCCGAAGACTAACTTTCTCTCTTGGCCCCAGAATCTTCAGAAGGAGATCCCGGTGCTCAGAGAGGAAGTCCATCCTCTTCTCGAGCTGTCAGCCCCCGACGGTCTTAATGGACTGAGCCATCTCCTTGGGAAGGGAGAGGAAATCAGCCCAGCTCTCTAGGAGAGCATGACGACCACCGGGGCCTTTCTTGGTCGAGAAGTGATATGACTTCC